TGGAGACTTGCACGGGCATGCGCTCACTTTCCTCGTAAGCACGGCGATTCGGGATACCCGTGACTTCATTCGTGAGCAGCGCTTGCTCGCGTTCCTTGGGCGTCATATCGGCCACCTTCTTGCGATAGGCCGCATCTGACCGCCGTTCGCTCAGGGCCGCGATTTTGTTCTCCAGATACTTGATGCCACCGTCTTCCTTCACGCCCTCTAACAGAGCCTTTTGGTCTTTCATCAGCGGCACGCCTTTCTGCTCCATCTCCGCGATGCCGAGAGCGATTTTGTGCAACTCCGGCATCCCCTCCTGTACTTCGGGAATCTCCCCCGCGCGTAGTGCCGTGGGGACCGTTTCCTTCATTGCCTGCGGTTTCACGACGTCAGAGACGTCCACCGGTTCCCCGGCATCCAGCTGCTCCCTGGCCTTCTTCATGCCGGCAATCTTCTGCGACAAAGACAGGGACGCGTGTACGCCGCCCAATATCCCGCCTCCGAGAGCAACCTGGAGTAATCCTGTCGCCGCGCTTTCTAGGTCATATTTCTCGCCGAAGGCGCGGTTTTCAGCCGCCACCGCAGGCTGTTCCGCTAGATAGGACAGCGCGGCGTTGGTGGCCTGGCGCATGCCACCCGCAGCAAAACGGCCGCCCACGGCATAGTCCTTGCCAGCAAACTTGGCGACGTTTGCCAACGTCTCAAGTTCATGGGCGCGCAAAGCTGCCTCTCCGACCTTTAAGGCGCCATTGATGCCGTCCACGAACGGGATGTAGTACATGGGATCCAGTGCACCGCCCACGAGGGAACCACCCAGGGACGCGCCAAAGCCCCCGGTCTCCGCGTAGCTGGCCTGCTCTTGCTTGTCGTCGTACTGATCCGCTAGGACGTGCGCGAGGGTGTCCGTCATCCCTGGTTGCCAGGCGATGCCCTGGCGGAAATGCGGTGAGGCCTTGTAATCGGCTTCTGAGAGTGGCTTTACCGGCGTCGGCTTTCCCGTGTAGTTATACGCATCCGGATTCTCACCACTGAGCCGTTGCAGATATTGGAGGCCTTCGCCGAGGGGATTCTGTTCGACTGCGCCTTTGACAGCTTCACCTGCTGTAGCGAGGAATCCAGGATCTCCGTTGGCCGGGTCTTTGAAGTCTGGGTCGTCAAATATCATGGACCGAGACTCGTTATACCGTTATCAACTATTTTTCCTGATTCTAGATCGGTGAGTTTTTGATCCAGGGCCTTCGCGCCCTGATATTGGACTCCGTCCGCCAGGTTCATCACCACCGGCTTACCGTTCGCGTACCGGACCTTGTCGCCGTTCAGGTAGAAGCTGTAATGGAACTTGTCGGACGACAGCACCGGCTTCGCCTGGGCGAGGACGATGCTTTTGAACTCGTTGGGATCCATCCCAGGAGGAGCGGCGATGTCCGGTAGGTCGGTGATGAACTTCGTGTAATAATCCTGCACGTTGTCCTGTAGACCGCCCGTCACATTGGAAGGGAACGTCCAGTTGCCGCTGATGGTGTAATCGCCGAACAAGTCCTTTTGCGCATGCCCGATGGGATCTGCATCGCCCTTGCCCTTATAGAACGCTGCCAACTTCAGGAACGTGCCCTTGGCTTGCGCGAGCTGGTCTGGCGCGCCCGGAGGGGTAATCTTCCTCAGGAACTCGTCCTGTCCGTCTACTCCATCCGATAGAGACTTCCACGCAGGTTCACCGATACCCTGCTTGAGCTTCTCCTCGCCGGTCTCGTCGAGGACAGCGAGTTTCGACAGGACATCCACACCACGGTCCGCGAACATGAACGAAGGCTTCATGCCCTGCTTGTACATCTCCGCCGCAACCTGGCCAAAATAGGGGCCGGTCTTCACCTTGAGCGCAGCCACGAACGCACCCTTCTGGTCGGGCGGCGCGCTGTCGTATTGGCCGGCGTAGTCCTTGGCCTTGTCGGTCGTGAGCACGCGGGGCGCGATGGCGCCCATCTGCTTCTGCAGGGCCATGGATTGTTCGATCTGCTGCGGGATGGGCAAAGACCTGTCGATGCGGTCCTGCACCACGGAGGCGGGATCCGTCGTCAGCTTCTGATTGACGTCGTTGTAGGTGTCCTGCATCTTCTCGTACATGCCTTCACGGAAGGCGAAATCGTCCTCCCCAGGCTGAGGTTCGTACCGCTTTAATGCCTGTGTCCGCTCATCCGGCGTGCCGGTCTGGATGGCGATATTCGAGGTGTACGCATCCAGGCTCAATTTCAATCGGCTGTTGGCGATCGCCTGCATCTCGGGCTTTAGTCCTTTGATGGCATTTTGGAACTTGGCGACGTCATATTTGCCGTAGGTCAAGGCGCTATCGATTTGATCCTTCGCCGCACCCTCCGCTACCGCTGCATTCGCTTCCTGAGCCTGTTTGATTTGGTTTGTGGCACGGTCGATATATTCCGCCCGCTGTTTCCCGTCCAGCCCCTGATACTGCTTGGAATCTCGCAGTTTCTTCAGGGTTCCCGCTGCGTCTTTGGTGATGTCCAACGCAGCAGCGTTGTCGTCATATTCTTCATTGACCTTCTGCATGACGTCATCGGCTGACTGCTGAGTCAGCATGGTCCCCACGTTCGACTGCACCATCGCCTGCACACCCGCCTTGATCTGGGCGCGCTCGAAATCACTGCCCGCGTTGGCGTATTGATCGCGCTTGGTCGTGACGTAGGTGTTGAGTGAATCCTTGGCGTTGGTCATCTGGCCACTGTAGGACCAGGCGGCGACCTGGGCGCCGTATTGCGCCTGCTTCATGCCGAGGTCGTGCAGTAGATGCTGCTTGACCGGGTCTTCGTAATCGCTGTTCTGGATCGCCTGTTTCTGCTGTTCGATGACGTTGGCAAAATGCAGGGGGCCGTTATCGTAGTCCTTGCCCTCCTGGATCTTGGTCATCCCAGCAGTTATGAACTGATCGGTGGCGAGCTCTCCATCCGCCATCTGCTTGCTGCGTTTGAGCGCATCCAGCTTCTCGAACAAGCCACCGACCTCTTCCAGACCGCGACCGACGGCTTCGCTGTTGAAGTCCTGCGGGCGCTCCTGCGCGATGTCGAACGTCTCGGGACGGGTGTAGGGGATGTCAGCCATCACCCACCACTCGCAGGCGCTGCGCCAGGATTAGAGGTGCCGAAGTGGGCTGCCAGGGCCGAAGCGCCATTGGCTATCCCGCCCAGCAATTCCGAATTGCCCACCGTCTTCTGGTACTCGGCGTCGGCGGTATCGGCGTTCGCGCTTACCAGCCCGTTGAAATACTGCACCTCGGACTCGAAATTGTCCTGTATCTTCATCGCCGCCTCTTCGTCCAACGGTGAGCCCGTCATCGCCACACCGGAGCCGCCATAGGCAGCCTTCTGCGCCCCTTCCTTGTAGGCGTTGACGCGGCTCTGCTGCTCGATGTTGAGTTGAGCGCGCTGCAACTCCTCCGCGGCGGCTTGGGCAGCAGAAGCGGCATTTTTATCGGCGGCTTGTTTGCTCTCTGCGGCGCCAGCGAGTGCGGCGGCGGCGGCTACGTATGCGACAGCCATTTGCGCTCCCTGAATTTCTCAAGTTCCCTGTCTATGAATACTTCGACCTTCATGTCACACAACCTCTCCCAGCGCTGGCTGTCAAAGCCTTCGCCGATACAGTGATTCCAGATGCGCTCGCCGCTCCTGTCCACATCCTCATATTCGACGTGCAGTACCGGACCCTCCCAATACCGCTCGAGTTCCCGTAGCTTCTGCGCGCGCTCGGTGAGGGATTCGAGGGTGGTTTCGACCCCGAGCCTGCGCAAGCTCGCATAAACTTCAGCCGGATCACGGTGCACGGCCACGGCTGGATATATCTGGAATCTCATCTGTTCCAGCAGGATGATGATTCCGGTATCGGCTACGCCGACACACGTTCCTGATGTGATTACGCGTTCTAGTTCGGCAACACCGTAAACGCAGAGATCGTGATGACAGACCGCAGGGCCATAAGTCAGCGCATTCGACAGCCACAACGTTCTTGACCGCGGCAGAGCGAAGACCAGAAACGGCTTAGCTTGCACCGGCGTTATAGTCCAGTTGCAGGTTCAGGACATTGAGCGGCAGTGGTTGTGTCTGCTGTATCGCAATCGACTGATTGCGCTTATATCCCTGGCTCAAGGGAACTCGCGTATAGCCGGTAAACGGCAGCGTGCCGTTGTTGCCGCTGCTCGCGTCTGCAAGAGGGACGGTATCGGGGCCCGTCACGACCTGACCGCCTTCGCTATTCAATAGGAACGCCATGATGCGACTCACGTACAGGAGTCGCCCTTGGACTTCCTGCTGGGGCAGGTTCAAAGTCTTCATCTTCGCGGTGTAGGAGAGGCCGATACTGGCCTTGCTCACGGCCGTGGGGAGTGTGACGCTGCCCCCCGAGACTAGCAGATTCGGATACACCACCCCGTCACCTAGCGCCGTCACCGTCGCGCCATTGAGATAGGACAGCCCGGTAAAGGTCGTCGTCGGCGCCCCGCTATATTGCTGCCCGCAGTCGACGAAGTAGGCATTGGCGTAATCGGTCGCCGCACCGGTGTTGGCTTGTGGCACGAAAGGATCCGTCAGGTATTCCACGGTGATGGCGGTGCTGCCGTTGATCGTGCGTTTCACCATCAACCACAACTGGTCGTAGCCATTCGTGGGGATCACGCACATGCTGAGGACGACGGCATTCCCGCCTGAATAGGCGCCGCCCATGATGCAGCGCGTAAACCCCCAGCGCTGAGTCGATGACTGTTGCGCTTCGACGCTGGCCACTTCCGTGGCGCACACCAGTTGTCCATCTTGCCTCAGGCACCAGAGCCTGGGTACGGGGCTGTACTGGAACTCCATCCTGGTGATGCCTGGCAACAGGATATGGTTCGAGACGTAATCCATCCGCGTGCCGCGGAAGCCTTCGACGAAGAATTGGAACGACCACTCGAATAGTGCGGTGGCGCTGTGATTCGGCAGCATCAGCCGATAGTCGTAGAGGACCGGCTGCAACGCTCCCGCCGTAGGCGATGAGTACGAAGGCGCGCCATAGTTCGTCTGTTGCGCCACGTTGATGTCCGTCGGTGCAATCGCGGGGCCCGAACTGTTGGCCACGTATTCCGCGTAGGTCGTACCGAACACCAGTTGCTTGCCGGCGCGGATCCATTTGATTCCATCAGCCCGTCCAGATGCGACCTGGAACGAATAGGAATTGTCGGGGTTCACCGTCCCATCGGGGTCGAACGGCGACATCGAGTTGTAGAGCCCCGTCATACCACCACGCAGCATCTGCGGGTTAGAACTCTCTCCCGCCGCGACCACCCGTTGCTGGTGCAGGGTCACGCAGGTCGGGTATCCCGTCGTCGTAGACCAGGCTCCCAGTCCCCAATAGGTGGTGGCCGTGCCCGCCCAGGTGACGGCGGTATCCACGCCTCCAACTGTCTTGTACCACTGCGTCGTCGTCACCTGGGTCGCCGAAACGTAGGTCGCGATCGTGCACCAGATCCACGCGCCGACACTGCCGTTGTAGCTCTGGGACGTGTCGATGACCGCTATCAGCCGCCCCACGTCCGTAGATGCGAACGTATTTGCTGAAGCGGTGATGGTGAGTCCGCCTCCGCTCGCGGTCATCGTCGTAGCGGAGATGTTGAAAGCCTGGAAGGGCCCCATGGAGGGTTTCCACTGCGCCAGCGTCCAGTTGACGGCGCTGAGCCGAGACAACTGGTAGATAGGGACGGAGCCTGCTGCTGAGGCGATGTACAGCACATCCTGCGATTGAGCCCAGGAGGTGGGTAAGAGCGCGGTCGTGCTCCATGGCGTGCTCGTGAGCTGATAGGCCCCCTGCACCGTGCCGAGGACAGATTCCGCGCCAGGATTGCTCACGAGGGCGTATTGGATGGTCTGCGTGCCCACGCCCGTCACGGTGTAGGTGCCGTTATAGGCAGAAGGCGTCATCCCCGCGACCGTGATGGTGTCGCCCACCAGGAAGCAATGGGAAGCGGCCGTCACCGTCAGCGTGACGGTCCCCGTGGCCCAGGTCGCAGCGCTTAAGTTGTAAGCGATCTGCAACTGGCCATTGTTCTCATAGAACCGGATCCGTCCCGGCGTGAACTCCAGCGTCAGCGATTCCCCGGAGTTGAACACGAACGGGATCAATATCCCCGCCGCGTTCGCGGCGGTGGTACCGGCGAAATACGTCCCCGTCCTGGAGCCGAGACCTCCATTGACCATGTTGAGCATGTTCTCGGCGATGAGGACACCGCGGGCGAACGCTTGGTCGTTGACGAAGCCTTGCAGGTCGGGCGCGACCTCACCGTAGCTGAAGTTGCTCTGCAGGTAGTTGGCCATTACTGCCTGGCCGTGATCCAGGACGTTTCCTGGAAGGGATCCAAAACGCCCTGCTGCGAATTGGCAGTGATCATCTCTCGGAGCTTGCGGTTGTAGTCGTCCAGCTTCTCCTTCTTGATGTTGTTGTCGTGGGTGGCCGGGAACGCCAGTTCAGCTGCGGCTCTCGCCACCAGGAGATCCACCAATCCGCCTTCCTGCGGAGGATTCTGGATCTGGCAGTACAGCAGGTCCACCGTGCTCTGGTTGCTGAGGAGTGTGCCGTTCTCGATCTTGAACGGCGGCATGACGTTCCCTGTCGGTACGTAGATGAACGCCGACCAGGTGAAGTACGGGGACACGAATATGGAATTGACCTGGATGGCGCGGATGATGTCGGCAGGCAGCGTGTAGACGTAGCTGTAGTCGAACACCGCACCCCACGTCACCGTGCCTCCGCTGACATACGAGCCGCTGGTGGCCAGGACATAGGAGATCGTGGTAGACGTGACGCCTGTAATCGTGGTTGAGGTGTTCCATCCGGCGGGGTTTATGCCTGTGACGTAGATGGGCTGACCGATCTGGAGGCTATGCGGACCCACCGTCAGCGTGACGGTGGAATTACCGGAGTTATAGCTGCCAGCGGTCACGGTGAGAGTGGGCTGAGAAAGTGCGACCCGCGTCTTCAGCCCATTCCACGGATGACGGATCAGGACCGGCAGGAGGATGGCGCTGTACCAGAGCGCGTTGAAATACGACGCCTTCGGCGTACCGTCGTAGGGGAAGGCCCAGGTGACAGTGCCACCGGAGACATAGGCATCGGTATAGGCCGCAGCGAAGGTGATCGTGGTGCCGGTGACTGATGTGATCGTGAAATACCCGTTCCAATCCGTCGGGCTGATGCCGCTAACGTAGATGGTCTGGCCTTTGAGGAGGGTGTGGGCCCCGATCGTCAGCGTGGCGGCGCCGCCCGTGACAGAACCCGCCGAGACGGAATAGCTCGGCACGTTGACCGTGACGTTCTCTCCAAGTTCGGAGAACGCCATATCGGCGATGTTGAGCGGCGTGACGGCCATTCAAGCTCCCAAAAAGAAGGGCGGCCCATGAGGGCCGCCCTTGGTTTCGACTACCGCAGTCTTCAGTCCAGCGTGTATTCGATGGTCACGATGAGGTTGCCGCTCGCCGGGAGCGCCCCCACCGCCGTGGTGATGATGAGCTGCGTCTGTGCCGTCAACACCGCCAGGGCCGAAGATGCCTTGGCCACCGGCACCCACGTGTTGATGGTCGTGTACGCCGCCGCGGCGGCGAAGAGTGCCGCAGAAGCCGCCGTACCGAACGCCAACGTGGTGGTGCTGGTCGAGGTGTCGGTGTTCAGCCAGATACCCTGGATGAGTGCACCGGACGGGATGGGGTAGCCCATCGTGAGGGTGGAACCCGAAGCCTGGGCCGCATAGACGATGGTGTCCGTGATCGAACGGACCTTGCCACCGCTCCATACAGCCGCAGACTCGGTGTTTGCAGCGATGAGGGCCGCTTGCACGCCGTTGAAGTTAGCCATGGTGGTGCTCCCTCAGTTCGTCTTGGTCAGGTCGCACTTCAACTGCACGACTTTGACCTCTTCCAGACGGGCCGCGCCCATGAGCATCTGGTAGTAGACGTAGGTGGAGTAACGCTTATCAGCACGAGGGCTGATTTCGGCCTTGACGTCCTCGCCGATGCCCAACGCCATGCCCGACTTCACCCACACCGCCGCGTTCATGTAACCAGAGCCGTCCTTGATGGAGACGCCGTTGGACGTGGTGATGATGAGTTCGGTCTGCTTGATGGTGATGCCCATGAAGCGGTTGACGTTGCCGTCGACTAGGGTCTTGACGCTGTTGTACCAGATCGACGTCACCGGGGTCGCCGTCAGCAGCGCCGAGATGCCTTGCTGCGCGGTAGCGCAGATGACCTCGTCGTTGTCGATGTCGACGTTGTTGCTGCCGAACAGGTACTTGGCATAGATGAGCTTCGACACCGTCAGCGAGCTGTTGCCGGACGCGGTGTTGCCCTGGTCCTGGTAGGTGCGGTCGTTGACCGCGACCTGCTGGGACGAGGGGAAAGCCACCGAGGCCGGAGTCGTACCGTCCAGACCCGAGTTCTGGTAAGCGGTAGAGAACAGGCCGCCGATGATGACGTCATCGATGGCACGGCCCATCGTGAAGCCGAAGTTCTGCGTGGTGCCCCAGGTGGGGTCGATCACCATCTGCGCTTCGTCAATCTTGTCGATGAGGTCGCCCACGTCGTAGCCTTGCAGCTGAACGCGACGGCGCTGGTACGGGGTGTTGTTGAGGGGGGAATCGCCGTTGCGGTTGATGACGGTGTTGTAGCCGATGGGGCCGATCTGGTCGAAGAACGCGTAGGTTCCACGGACCGACTCCATATACACCGCATCCCGCAACCGCGACGCCTTCTGCTGGCTCAGAAACAGTACGTTTTCACCGTACTGTTGCACGAACGCGGTAGGGATATTCACGGACATGAGAGTGTCCTCCGGTTAAGTAAGTAACGCCTATGCGCTCCCCACTCGTCGTGGACGCTCTACAAAGAAGCTGGCCGCGCCTCCTCGGGTTATGCGGCCTGTGCTTGAGATGCTTCGAGAAGTTCCTTCATGCGGGCCACGGCTTCCTTGTGGCCCAGATGGTGCTTGGTCGTGTAACGCTCCATGAACTCCTTATCGGCTTTCAGGGAGTTGATCTCGGCCTTCGCCTCGTTCGGTGTGAGGCGGAAGCCCTTCACCTGGCCGTTGACGATGGTGTCCTCGCCACCGAGCCGGCCGATCTTCGTCAGGACGCCGATGATCATGGGGTCGGTATCCAGGTTCGCGGCTTTCAGCTTGTCCAGGAGTCCAGGGGCTTCCAGCATCTGCTCCGCGTCCTTGGCGAAGTTCAGGCTCTGCTCGTAAGCCGAGCCCAAGTTGGCCTTCAAGGCCGCTTCAGCGTCCTTCCTGGCCTGCTCTCTCGCCGTCGAGTCCGACGCTATCCGTTCCTGCGCGAGGCCGTCCGTGAAGTGAGTCAGCTCCTCAAACTGCGTCTTGGTGAGATTGTGCTTGTCCGCGAACTCTACCAACCGCTTTTTGTACTGATCCTCGAACCGGCTCTTGAGGTTCTCCGGGAATTTGTAGTCCTCAGGCTTCTCCGGTTTGCCGAGACGCTTCCACACCTCGGGAGGGATGGAACCATCCGGAGCCAGCCGCAGCAACTGCTCCGCCGGAACACCCATCTTCTTCACCAGGGCGTCGTAGCTCTTCGCCACGTCCGGCCAGGTCTTGAAGTCCTTCAGCGTAGGCGCCGTCTTCAAATCATCTGGCAACGCATCCAGTGAGAATGCCGGCAGTTCACCGCTCATAACCTTCCTCCATCAGTTTCAGTTGGGCCTCGTCGCCGGTCAGCCGCATCCTCGACAGGATGTGGAGCGCCAGCGCGCGTTTGCCTTCGTTGTAGGCCGCTATGTGCGGATCCTGGTTGAAACAATTGCTGGCGAAATTCCCAGCCCGCAGGATGTCGTGCAAGACCTCTCGCCCATCCGGTGACTCGAAGAGACCGATGTACTTGCGCTTCAGCGCGATGCGCTGCTTCCAGGCTTGGAAGCGGTCGATCTCCTCGCGGACGAACTCGGGGACCGCGCTCATGCACGCATCTTCTGCATCAGGTCGCCGACGCTATTGGCGGCTTCCATGTTGCGTTTGAGGTTGATCAGGTTGGGATTCTCCTGGATCGCTGGCGTCGGCCCGTTCTCTGCTTGGGCCTGCTGCTGTGCAGCTTGTGCGCGCTGTGCGCGGATCTGCTGCAGTTGCTCGTCGCTATAGACCAACTCCGCCGGCGTGCGGTAGATCCTGGCCGCGAACCTGACTAACTCGTCGCCGTTCAAGGCATCCAGGACTTCGGGCTTCGCCTGGATCACGGGATTCAGGAGCTGGATCATCCTCAGGAAGTTGTCGCCCTCGGCCGCCTTCTGGGCGATGGCCAGGGGACTCACGTACTCGATGTCGATGCTCTCGCCCTTGACCCCCGGAGGGGGCGGCGCCAGGCTGCGCCGCTGCTTCAGGATGTCGTAGACCCGCATGATCAGGGGACTCAAGAACTCAGTCTGCATGCGCGCGACCATCGGCCCCAAGACCCGCATCGCGTTCTCGCGGCGTATGCTGGCCTCGGTCGCTGTCATGTACGTGTTTTGATTCTTGGCGCCCGGCATCAATCCACCAGGCAACTGCAGCATATCGACGTAGAAGCTGCGGGTGATCGCGTTCTGCGAACCCTCCAGCGCCATGTTTCCCACGTCGAACTTGGCCTTCGATTCCAGGAACCCGATGGCCTCGCGTCCGCCCTGGACGTTCTGGTCGTAGGTGATGGGCTGACCCGGATTTAGGTTGATGGGCTGCAGGAAGCCATCGCTCGGTATCAGCACCGGCGGATCCACGGCCTTCTCCTGTTGCCGCAGCAGCGTCATCCTGATCTTGTTGACGGACAGGATCTCCGACAAGCAGTTGATGGCCGGGCTCCTGCCGTAGTCCTCGTAGGCCGTCTTCTCCCACCGCGCGACCATGAAGGGGAAGCTGTCGTAACTGCCTTCCCTGACGACGTAGCTGTCGGTCAGAGAGATATAACAGGACTCCCACGCTTCCCCATCCGGCTTCACGCAGTGCAGGAACGGGAACATCCGCTGCGGGTCCTTCTCCCGCGCGATCGCCGGCCCCAGATTCGGGCCGAGCATGTTCTCCGCTTCTTCCTTACTGAGCATGAACGCGCGGTAGATCGTGTCCACTACCCCGTAATGCGTCTGCTTGATGTAGCACTCGCCCAGGAAGCGGGTGCTGAACTTGATGCCCTTGTCGTCCTCCACGTACATGACGGCGGTGCCGAAGGCGCCGATGTCGAGGTAGTACTCGTGCACCTGGGACTGGAACCTCGAATCCGGGTCGTTG